GGCTACGGTCTAGAATTTGACGGACAAGATAGATTAGCAGTAGATACAGATATAATCGCTACTAGAGCATTTGTTGAAGCTAGTACAGAGTTATATCAGGATGCAATAGATGATTTATTTATTCATCCGTATCACACAAATATAACAGCAACATATGACGATGCTAATAATAGAATAATTCTTGAAGGTTCCGCTTCTTCTTCAACAAGCGGCGGAAGCAATTTAGCAAACTCATGGTGGCTAGGAGGATAATATGGCAGTTCAACGCTTAGGAATATCTAATCCAGCTCTTAATACAAGCACATTGATATTTACGGCTACCGCTTCATATATGGCCTCCGTTATTGCCACAAATAAAGATACTACCGCAAAAAAGGCTAGGGCTTGGGTAGTACCTTCTGGAGCAACCTTAGCTTCTCAATATGGATATATTCTATATGATGTAGACGTTCCAGCATACAATTCAATAGAGTCACACAGATTTGCAGTACAAAATGGCGATACGGTATATGTGAGAGCAGATACCGCAAATATGTCATTTTCTTTAAATGGTATTTATGATTCCACCGCCTCATTTGATAGCCACCTTACTCAGACTACAAATGTACATGGAATTGCAGATACATCACAGCTAGTAACTGTGAGCACGACAAATTCTCTAAATAACCGCCTAATTGCCATAGAATTAGGTCTAGGGATATTTGATTAATACGACCAGAATGCTATAATATTGTAGGAGACTAAAATGCCAAATTATTCAAGTTTATCAACACAGATTACGGACATAAAGAACGAGATCAGCTCGTCTCTTGCCGCATCTGCATATTCAGCTCAGGACTTGGTCTATGTTGCCAAAGCTCTTGAAGCATTAAGTAAAGTCGTCGCACCAGATGATGTCGATGAGATCACAGTTCTAAATAATATATATCTTGGCTCAACTGCAGAGGCATTTTCTACTAGCGCAGCTCTTACAAACCCAACACTTGTTGTTAAGAAATCAGCAAATGCTTATGTTCAAGTAGCACTACAGAATGGATCTAGTGGAGCTAGTGCTTCTTCAGATTTCTTAGCGTATGCAAATAATGGTACAGATGAAACAGGCTGGATCGATATGGGTATTACATCTAGCGCATTTAATGATCCAAACTTCACAATTACAGGTGCAAATGATGGATATATATTTATGTCTGCTCCAACAGGAACCACTGGTAAAGGAAATTTAGTTTTAGCAACAGATAGCACTGGTACAGAAAACAAGATTATATTTGCAGCAGGCGGATTATCTTCAGATAATGAGCAAATGTCAATTACACCAGATGAAAATGTTCATATTGAAATTAATACAGCTTCAACATCTCCTTCAACAGGAGCACTAACAGTTGTCGGTGGTGTAGGAATTCAGGGTGATGTTAATATTGCAGGTAATATTACATTCGGTGGAACTGGAACTACAGTTCAAACAGGATCTCTTGCAGTAGATAATTCAATCATTTTCGTCGGTAATAATAACTCAACAGACGCATTAGATCTAGGTCTATTAGCAGAATATGCAACAGGAATTTCTCCTGTAACAAATACAATTACAAATAAAGCTCTTGCTTCAGATGTTGCTACACTTACAACAGGAACAGCCCATGGATTTGCTGCTGGAGATATTGCAGTAGTTACTGGAGTAGATGCAACATTTAATGGAACACACGTTATTGAATCTGTTCCAACATCAACAACATTCACATTTGTAAAAGATGCGGCAAACGTAACTAGCGCAGCAGTTTCTCCAGTTGGATCTGTAACTGTTTCTGCAAAGCGCAAATTTGCTGGTGTTGTTCGTGATGCAAGCGACGGAGTAGTAAAGTTTTTCCAAGATGCTACAACTAAGCCATCAACTACAGTAAATTTTGCTGAAGGCGGACTAACATATGCAGATATTCAGGTAGATGATATTGCTGCAGATGTAATTACTGCAAACTCAGCCACAATTGGCGATGTTTCTAACACAGAACTTCAGTATTTGAATGGTGTAACATCTGCAATTCAGACACAATTAGACGCTAAGCTCGGAACATCAACAGCATCATCAACATACGCACCATTATCAGGACCAGCATTAACTGGAACTCCTACTGCTCCAACTGCAGCAGTAGATACAAATACAACTCAAATTGCTACAACAGCGTATGTTGTTGGACAAGGATACTTAAAATCTGCAGCAGCAGCTTCAAATTATGCACCGCTTACTGCAGCTTCTCTTGTACGTCCAGTTTTAACATCAGCATTTGAAACAGTTTCAGTTTCTGCAACACAAGCAACTGGAACAGTTAACGTAGACTTGTCTACAGCAGCAGTTCATTACTATACAGGAAACTCAGCAGCTAACTGGACATTTAATTTCCGTGGTAATTCTGGAACTACTTTAAACTCTTTACTTTCTGTTGGTCAATCTGCTACTGTAGCATTTTTAGCAACTAATACTACAGCATATTATCCTACCGCTTTTCAGATTGATGGAACAGCAGCTGGGGTTACTGTAAAATGGCAAGGTGGAACAGCACCAACTGCAGGAAATGCTAACTCAATAGATTCATATACCTTTACAATTATTAAAACTGCATCAGCAACGTATACAGTTCTCGCTTCACAAGTTAAATTTGCATAGGAGGTTGGCTAAGTGCCACTATTAGAAACAATTGCAGCGGCAGCGGCAAAAGGATTTGGATTAACATCTTTCTTAGGTGCTTTTGATGAGTTCTTTAATAGAGTTACGCTACTTTTATCTGGTAATGGAAATAATCTAGGATCTAATAGTACTTTTACTGACTATAGTTCTGATAATGTCTTTTTAACTAAAATATCAAATGTTTCTCCAGGATCATTTAGCCCATTTTTAGATAATTATTCTGTTTATTATAATGGATCTTCATATTCGCAAGTTTCTCAAAACACCGCATTTCAATTTGGTACAGGTGAATTTACCATAGAATATTGGGTAAATGTTACTCCTGATGTAAATATTCAATCATACTGGACTGCTATGGCATCTGTTGGTGGTGTAGGATTTAATCAAAACGGTGTAGCAATATATCTAATGGATTCTTCATATGGAACTGCTGGTGGAATTGCAGTTGATATGAATAATGGTGGCGGCGGGTTACGTCTTACAGACAATATAGATATTCGTGGAACTGGATGGAGACATATAGCAGTAACTAGAGATACATCTAATACAGTTCGTTTATTTTTAGATGGACAACTAAGACAATCTGGAACAAGCACTTTAAATATTAATGGTTCTGGAACATACGGTTGTGTTATTGGTATAAGTGATAGTAGTAATAATAACTATTTTAAAGGATATATTTCTAATTTTAGAACTATAAAAGGAACAGCATTATATACATCTGCATTTACTCCACCTACAAATAAATTAACAGCAGTTACAAATACATCATTTTTAGCAAATCAATCAAATAGATGGAGTAAAGATTTGTCTGCTAATGATTTATCAATATTTGCAGGCGGAGGAACTCCAGAAATTTCTTCATTCTCTCCATTTAGAAGCATGTCTCCATATGCAACAACAGACGGAGCTTCCTATTACTTTGATGGAACAGATGATAAAATCCAAGTAGGAAATAATTCTGATCCTTACACAGCTTATTCTTCATGGTTACAGCAAAATGGCTCTAGAACTGGAACATTAGAAACTTGGGTATATTTAGATAGTCATGCCACATCTACAACTCCTTATATGCACAGATCATTCTGGAATAAGGGTAATACTTTTATGAATTTGGGTATTCGTGAAACTGGAAGAGTTAGATGGTATTGGTATGACGGAACAAAACAATGTTGGATAGATTCAAGTGGTTCGATAAGACTAAAAGAATGGAATCATATAGCTTTTGATTTAAATGGATCTTCGGTTGCTATATACATAAATGGTGTTTCTCAAAGTTTACTTCGATATACAGATGCTAATAACGGTGCACAAATTGCTTCAGATGGTATATATAGTGGAATTACAAATGTGTCAAATTATGCTTCTGGAGAACAGTTTCATGTTGGTGGTGGACCATCAAGCGTAGAAGCTCAAAATTATTGGAATGGATATATATCAAATCTAAGAATATTACCAGGTACAAGACTTTATACTGCTAATTTTACTCCACCAACTGCTCCACTTTCAAATGTTTCTGGAACAAGACTTTTGTTAAAAGCGGAAAATACAGAAATTATAGACGCAACAAGAAATAATAATATTGAAACATTTGGAGATGTTAAGATATCTACTTCTGTTAAAAAATATGGAAGCGGGAGCATGGTCTTTGATGGGTCTGGAGATATAATTTTTACCTCAAACAAACCTCTAATTGGTATAGGAACTGGTAATTTTACAGTAGAAGGTTGGTTTTATCCAACAACTTGGACTGTAGAAAACTTGTTTAGAAGACTATGGTGTGTTGGCAGTTCATTAAGCAATGACTTTGGATTAAATATAAATACTGATGGTACTTTACAATATAGAAACAACGACTCTATTCTAATTACCTCTAGTTCTGTTTTGCCCTTAAATAGTTGGACACACGTAGCCTTGTGCAGAAATAATGGAACTACCTCTTTATACTTTAATGGAATTTTTGTAGGAAGTACAAGTACTAATAATAATCTAAGCTCTGCGGCAAACAATAGATTAACTTTAGGAAATCACCCAAATCCATCTCAAGGAACATTTAATGGATACATAGATGATTTTAGAGTATCAAGATTTGCCAGATATACTGGTGCATTTACTGCTCCAGTTGAGGAATTTAAGAGGCAATAATGGCTATTTCTAGACTAGCAACATCTAATCCATCTTCAAATACAAGCACTTTAATTTATACTGGAGTTAGAACTATATTATCATCTATTATTGCAGCTAATAAATCTTCTGATCCCGCCACAATTAGGGTTTGGGTTGTTCCACTAGATCAAGATGCTACACCAGCAAATCATTCTTATGTATCTTATGATACACCAGTTGGCGGAAATGACTCTTTAGAAACTTTTAGATTTCCAGTTATGACGGGAGATAAGGTATATGTCAGAGCAAGCTCTGGCGATATTTCTTTTAGCCTGTCTGGAATTGATGATACAAATATACCAGGAACGGAGCTAGCAGACCTAGAAGCAGATATTGCCTTCGCTACTAATATAGCGTTGCTTGATATTTAGCATAAAGGTATAATAGCCAAGAGGAGATAAAATGCCATTTAATTTAACTACATTTGACGCAGCGCTACAGGCAAAGCTTAATACTGCCAGCGTTAGCTTAAGCGCACAGGATTACCTACTGCTCACAAAGGCTGTGGCGGCAGCAATAGAGGTATCAGAAGGTGTATCTCTTCTTAGTCTTAAGGGTACAGCAAATGGCGTAGCAGGATTAGATGGAACTGGTAATGTTCCTTTATCTCAACTTTTAAATGCAATTCCTTCCCAAGGTGCAAATTCTGGAAAATTTTTAACAACTAATGGAACAACAACATCCTGGGCTACAGTAGACGCTTTTCCTTCACAAACATCAAACTCTGGAAAACTTTTAACTACAAATGGAACTACAACTTCATGGACAAATGCAGTTTCATTAGATGATGTTACAGTAGCTGATCAATTAAATGTTGGATCTTTGTCTGCAGGACTTAGAACAACTGATGGATATACAAATCCAATGGCGGTATTTTCAACAAATCAACCAGACTACGCACAGCTTGTAATTAAAAATACAAATGCTGGCTCAGCTGCATCTACAGATTATATTGCATATACAGATGATGGCGATGACAATGCTGGCTGGATTGATATGGGTATTACTTCAAGCTCATTTGCAGATCCAAACTTTACTATTACTGGAATCCATGATGGATACATATTTATGGAAGCTCCAGCAGATTCTTCAGGAACAGGTAATTTAGTTCTTGCTACTGGCGGTAATGGTACAGAAAATAAAATAGTATTTGCCGCTGGAGGTCTTCAAAGCGACAATACTCAAATGACTATTACTCCAGATGAGAATGTTCATATTGAAATAGCAACTCCTTCTACTTCTGCTACTACTGGCGCATTAACTGTAGTCGGTGGAGTTGGTATTCAAGGAGATATGAATGTTGATGGAGATGTTTCAATTCAAGGAACTATTACATTTGGCGGTGGCGGAACAACTGTAGAAACATCCAATCTTGCAGTTACAGATCCAGCAGTATTTGTTGGTACAAATAATCAAGCAGATATTGTAGACCTAGCGTTTATTGGTGAATATGCTACAACAGTTTCCCCAATTGTAGCTAGCGTAAGCAACAAGGCGTTGACAGATAATCTTGCAACATTGACTACATCTGCAAACCATACATTTTTAGTAGGAGATGTAGTTACAATTACAGGAGTTGACGCTACATTTAATGGAACTTATAATATTAAAACAGTTCCTACTTCAACAACATTTACATATACTAAAACTGCAACAAATGTAACATCAGCAGCAGTATCTCCTGTTGGAACAGCAACAGTAAATGCCCGTCGAAAGTTCTCTGGTATTGCAAGAGATGCTTCAGACGGAGTGATTAAAGCATTTAGGGATGCAACTACAAAACCTACATCAACAATTAACTTTTCAGAAGCTGGACTCACATTTGCACCATTTAAGGCGGGAGCTCTAGAAGTATCTTCTGCAACAATTGGTTCTGTTACAAATACTGAAATTGGTTATCTATCTGGTGTTACATCTGGAATTCAGACACAAATAAGCGCTAAATTAGATAGCTCAACTGCTTCTAGCACATATGCACCTATAGCATCTCCAACATTTACTGGAACAGTAGTGTTGCCTAGCACAACCTCAATTGGAACAGTAGATTCAACAGAAATAGGTTATCTAGATGGAGTTACTTCCAGTATTCAAACACAGCTATCTGCTAAACTAGATTCTTCTACAGCTTCATCTACATATACTCCATTACTTCAAACAACTACAACTCCAGTATTTTCTGCAAATGCATATACTTTAGTTGCTGGAGACAAAGACAAGTTGGTACTTGCATCAAATGGGTCAACTGCTGGAACAATTACAATTCCAACAGGAGTTTTTGCAACAGGTAGCGTAATAACTGTTGTTCAAACTGGAACTGGTCAACTCACATTTGCATCTAGTGGAACTATGAATTCTTATAATAATCAGTATAAACTATCTGGCCAGTATGCTTCTTGTCAAATAATTGTGACAGCAAGTAATACATTCTTGCTAATCGGCAATTTGGCGGCTTAATATGTCACGCCGCCTATTAGCAGGAGTGATTGCATCTAGCGGGTCTAGAGCACAATATAAAATTGCTAATAGTTTACGCATTGAGAGTGCAGAAAGCTCTCAGCTTTCAAGAACTCCAAGTGCAACTGGAAATACAAATAAATTTACTTTAAGTACTTGGGCTAAAAGGTCTTCTACTGGCGCATATCTTTATTTAGGAAGCTATAGTAATTTTAGCGGTTCTGGGTGGTTTGACAATGTTGCATTTAATCCAGGTGATACCTTGGATGTTCTTTTAGCAAATTCAGGAAATAGCGGATTGGCGGCAAGATTAGTAACATCTACAGTATTTAAAGATTTTGCATCTTGGTATCACGTCGTTGTATCTGTAGATACAACTTTAGCTACCGCTAGTGATAGAATGAAAATTTATGTAAATGGAAATCAAATTACTGATTTCAGTACTGCTACATATCCATCTCAAAATTTTAATTTTACAAATATTAATGTTTCTGGAAGAACGCATTACATTGGAAGAGAAGCATGGAGTTCTCCGAACTTATCAAATGGATATATTGCTGAATATCATCATATTGATGGGCAAGCTTTAACCCCATCATCTTTTGGAGAAATAGATTCTGCTACTGGACAATGGGTTCCTAAACAATATTCAGGGTCTTATGGAACAAATGGAGTATACTTAAATTTTAGTGATACATCTGGAACGACGGCAACAACTTTAGGAAAAGATTTTTCTGGTAATGGAAATAATTTTACCCCTAGCGGATTTAGCGTTGCGGCAGGAATACAAAATGATGCTCTGTTAGATACTCCTACCGATTATGGAACTGACACTGGTCTTGGCGGAGAAGTAAGAGGAAATTATGCAACATTGAATCCTCTTGATAGAAGCTCTTATACTCCAGATGGAATTGGGTTTACTTATGGAAAAGGAAACCTACAACTAACCTCTAATACTACAGGTGATTCTAACTCTGGAGGTAGCACCTTTGTAATCCCACCAAATTCTGGTAAATGGTATTATGAAGCAACCTATACTCAAATAAGCACAGGTGGATCTGGATTTTTTTGGCATTATGTCAAAGACGCAGATAATTTAAATAATAATATTGGTCACTGTATTGCGTACGGTGCTGCTAATCCTTGGGGAAGTTACGGATATTACAATTCAGCAACAGGATCTGGAGTAGCAACTTCTGCTATAAGCAATGGAGCAATATTTCAAGTAGCTATTGATTCTGATACTCGTAAAATTTATATGGGAAATAATAATAGCTGGTACAATAGCGGAAATCCCTCAACTGGAACAAATCCAATAGGAACACTTGCTGGAACTGGCCCAATCATTCTCTCGTTTGGAGCTAGAACTGGATCTACTACTCAAGTCATTGATTTTAATTTTGGACAAAGACCATTTGCTTATACTGCTCCAACTAATTTTAAAACTTTATGTACCAAAAATTTACCAACTCCAGCAATATCTATTCCAAATCAATACTATGATGCAGTTTTGTATGCAGGAAATAGTAACGGTTCTACTTCTGTAGGTGGACTCAATTTTTCTCCAGACTTAGTTTGGATTAAAAATAGAAGTGATTATGCAGATGGATCTTCAAACAATATGCTTTATGATGTCCTTAGAGGAACAACTAAACATTTAAGCACTGATAAAACAGATATAGAACAAACTTTAGCCACTGGATTAAATTCTTTTAATCAAACAGGATTTAATCCAGGAAGCTCTACAAGAACAAATGAGAACGGCAAAAATTATATTGCTTGGTGCTGGGATGCAGGGGCAACAGACTTAACTAATAATAATGGAACTGTTACATCAACAGTAAGAGTAAACCAAGCATCAGGTTTTTCTATTGTTAAATATAACACTGGAAATAATTTAAATGCCTACACAGTTGGTCATGGTTTAGGCAAAGCTCCAAAATTTATTATGGTAAAAGGTGGATATACTACCGATGCATATAACTGGGATATTTATCATGCTAGTATAGGACCTACAAAAAGATTAAAAATAAATTCAACTGATGCTCCAGAAACTCAAGGAGGCCCCTGGGATAACACGACTCCAAGCTCAACTTTAATTTATCAGAATAATCAAAATAATTATTGGTATGGCACTAATAGAAATGTTATAGCTTATTGCTGGACAGATATTCCTGGGTATAGTCAGTTTGCTTCTTACAGGGGTACTACTTCAGATGATGGACCATTTGTTTATTTAGGTTTTAGACCAGCTTGGGTTCTTATTAAAAGAACTGATGCTGGCGGGGATTTTTGGAATCTTATGGACAGTAAAAGAGATCCAGTTAACATAACAAATGCTACAAATCGCCTCTACCCTAACTTTGTAAATAATGATGAGGTCGGAAACGTAACGGTTGACTTTTTATCAAATGGGTTTAAAATAAGAGATACTAACTCTAATAATAATGGAAGTGGAATGACATACGTTTATGCTGCTTTTGCAGAATCACCATTTAAGTATGCCAGAGGTAGATAATGCCAGGATATTTAACCAATAGGTACATAAGCCTAGATATCGTAAATCAATTTGATGAACTGAATACCGACCTTGCCGCTCTAGACGCTTCTTTAAGTGCTAGAATGACAGCAGCGGAAGAAAATATAGAGGACTTACAGCTTAATATAGGGGTTTAAACCTAATTAATGCTATAATTTCTAATAGGAGACAATATGCCATTTACAACAGAAATTACCAACGTCAAGTCAGAGATTAATGCTGGCTTAGCCGCCTCACAATATACAGCCAAAGATCTTGTATATGTATCCAAGGCAATCGAAGCTCTTGCAAACGCAGAAACAATAGCTGGCGTATTTGATACAGCAACAGTTCAATCAATTCTTTATGTAGGAAATCTTGCTTCAGCATTCGGTTCAGGTCTTACAAATCCAATTGCAGTATTTCAAACAAACGAACCAGACTATGCTCAAATAGCATTTAGAAATACAAGTTCTGCAGCAAATGCATCAACAGATTTAATTCTTTATACAAATGACGGTACAGACGATACAGGCTGGATCGATATTGGTATGACTTCAACTAATTTTGCCGATCCAGATTTTACTATTACTGGAAAGGGCGACGGATATATTTTCGTATCAGGTTCAGGTAATGATCAAAATGACAGAGGTAATTTAGTTCTTGCAACAGATTCAACGGGCACACAGAACAAAATTATTTTTGCAGCTGGTGGTCTATCATCTGATGATACTCAAATGGTTATCACTCCTGGCGTAAATGTCCATGTCGAAATTCCAACTGCTTCAACATCTCCAAGCACTGGTGCACTTACAGTTGTCGGCGGAGTTGGTATTCAGGGAGATGTAAATATACAAGGAGACATTACATTCGGCGGAACAGGAACAACTCTTACAACAACTACACTTTCAGTTTCAGATGCTCAAGTTACAGTTGGTAGCGGAAACACAACAGACGCACTAGACCTTGGTATTGTTGGAAATTATGGTGTTAGCGGAACTGCAAAATATACAGGTATTGTTCGTGACGCTACTGATGGAGTTTATAAATTCTTTAAAGATACAACTGTTGCCCCAGCTTCTGGTATTGTAAATTTTGCGGGAGCAGGATTGGCATATGCAGATATTAAAGTTGGAGCAATTGATGCAACATCTTTAATTGTTGGCGATGTTTCTAATACAGAGCTTCAATATCTAAATGGAGTAACTTCAGCAATTCAAACACAAATAAATAGTAAAGCTGAATATCCACTTCAATCTGGAAATACAGGAAAATTTTTAACAACAGATGGTTCAGTAGTTTCTTGGGCAACGGTAGATGCCCTTCCTTCTCAAACTAATAATTCTGGGAAGTATTTAACAACAAATGGAACATCGGCATCATGGGCTACCATTACAACAGACCCACTGCCAGATGTATTCTTATTGATGGGAGCATGATATGCCAACAGCATATAAAGTACTAGGAAGAAAAGCTTCTGCTGCTACTACAATGGAAGAGCTCTATGCTGTTCCATCTTCAACTTCAGCTGTAATTTCAACAATTACAGTATGTAATAGATCAGCATCAGCAAGAACATATCGTATTGCAATTAAACCAACAACAGGTACAACATTAGCAAATGAACATTATATTGCTTATGATGTTTCTATTCCAGCAAATGATACTACGGCACTAACTCTAGGCCTGACGCTTGCTACTGGAAATTCAATTCAAGTATATGCATCTGCTGCAGATTTAACTTTCCAAGCATTTGGTTCTGAGATAGTTTAATAGGAGTAGCCGTGGGATTTTCTAGGCTTAGCTTTTCATCTCTTACTAAAGGTAATTTAAGATTTTTAAATGCCTCTCTATCTCCATTTAAATCAACAATAAGCGTAGAAGCTTTAATAGTTGCTGGAGGAGGCGGAGGCTGCGGCACGAGTGTTGGTGGTGGAGCAGGAGGCGGAGGTGCAGGAGGTCTTTTATATTACGGTTCAGAAAAACCAAAAACTCCAAATGGTCCAGCATTAGAATTAACTCGTGGAATTACATATACATGTACAGTTGGTAATGGTGGAAATGGAGTTGGATCTCATGGAGATAAAGGACAAGATTCTTCTATTTCTGGATCTGGATTTACAACTTTAACAGCTATTGGTGGCGGCGGCGGAATGACAAGATCTTTAGATAGATCAAAATCTACTGGTGGCTCTGGCGGCGGTGGTCCAGAATTTCCAGATGCATCAGTATACGGTTTTGGAACTCCTTTACAGGGAAATCCAGGAGGCTTTGGAGAAACAAATGTAGGCGGCGGCGGTGGTGGCGGAGCAGGATCTCCAGGATCAAGTGCGTCAGCTTTAGGAGGTAGAGGCGGCGCAGGAGGTAATGGCTTAGGATATTTAATAACTGGAACACTAACTTATTATGCAGGTGGTGGTGGCGGAAGTAGAAACAGTGGAGTTGGAGGGCCTGGTGGAATAGGCGGTGGTGGAAGTGGTGGAAGAGGTTCTGCAGGAACTGCTTGGGATACAAATATAAATGGACAAGCAAATACAGGTGGTGGAGGTGGAGGTTCATATGAAACTGCATCTGGAAATGGTGGATCTGGTATTATAGTTTTAAGATCTTTATTCAAAGCTGCTTCTACTTCTGGAACAGTTACAGAAATTATAGATGGAGATTTTTATGTATATAAATTTACTGGAACAGGAACAATAGTTTACTAATGTCTACAAAAAGATTTTCTTCTAATACAAAAAGTTCAAGTTTGTCTGGAGCACTTCCTCCTACACTAGAATATATTGTTGTCGGCGGCGGCGGTGGTGCAGGAGCATACTATTCTTGTGGCGGCGGTGGTGCTGGTGGATATAGATCTTCTGTTCAAGGAGAATCATCTGGTGGCGGAGCTTCAGCGGAACCAGTTTTTCAAATAACTCCTGGAGTAACATACAGAATTATAGTTGGTCGTGGAGGAAGAGGAGTAGTAGGAGATACAGCAACTCAAAGAGTAGAAAACGGACATAAGTCAGCTTTTCATAATATTGTTGCATATGGCGGAGGCGCAGGTAGCGCTGCACAAGCAGGAGCAGAACAAGCAGAAGTTGGAGGTTCTGGAGGTGGACAAAGAAATCCAGACAATAATGCCCCTGGAGGAGCTGGAATTGCTGGACAAGGATATCGTGGAGGAAACTCTATAGGAACAAATTCATGGACTTCTCCATATTATCCAGGTGGTGGCGGTGGCGGTGCAGGTGGTCCTGGTGGAGATGTAAATACATCAACTACAGGAACTAATGGTGGAATTGGAGTTCAGTCTTCTATAACTGGAATACCAACTTATTATGCAGGCGGCGGCGGAGGAAGCGCTCAAAATGGTGGAGCTGCTTCTGGATCAGGAGGACTTGGTGGCGGAGGAAATGCTGGAAACCCAGCTGGAGATAAAGGACATCCTGGTCAAAATGGGCAGCCAGGTACTGGTGGCGGCGGAGGAGCTGGAAATAGGTCTATGGGTGGACACGGAGGTTCTGGAGTTGTTATTCTAAGATATCCAAGTAAATATGCACCAGCATTAACTACAGGAAATCCAATAGTTACTATAGCAAATGGATATAGAATTTATAAGTATTTAGGCAACGGCAGCATAACATTTGGAGAAAGTAAAAACTTTACAGATTTGTATACAAAAGATGAATTATTTTTAGATTTTGATGCAGCTGATCTAGTATATTCAGATGGAGCAACTATTCCATCTGGAACATCTTTAGCACACAGAGATATTAGTGAAATACCATTAATTACTGGAGGTTCTTTAACATATGGAACTGCTAATGGAGGATTTTTAAATTTTGGTAATGCTGCGGGATATGCAAGATTTTTAGCTTCAGAAAAATATAAATGGACAGAATTAAATAGAGCTAGAAGTGTTAGTTTAGTTTGTTGGTTTCAAAGTGATCAAACAAGCAGACAAGTTTTGCTATCAAGATTTTACAATATTGATTCATCTTATGATAATATAAGTGGTCAATTTAACCATATTGTTGATCCAACAGGAGATTATCATCATAATTCCAGTACAGTTATTGCTGGTGCAAACGGAGACTTAAATACAAATTCGTGGTCAGCCAATACATGGACATTGTCTGTATGGACTTATGATGTTTCAGATGGATTTGCTAGATGGTATCAAAATAATGGAAACTTGATTACATCTTTAAATTATGGCAATGATAATACCGAAGGTCTAACAACAGAAAAACAAGTTAATACTCCAGTTGGTTTAGGAACCAGATCAGATATATTTGAAACTCTTCGTGGCAAAATTGCAATTGCTAGAGTTTATACAAAAGCGCTTTCTGTAGCAGAAATTCAACAAGAGTATAATTCTTACAAGACCCGCTTTGGCCTATCTTAATTTGTAGTATAATAATATTATGACATACCAACTAAAGGTAATTAAAGATTATCCAATAGGCTTCTGGCCGTTGGATGAAACTTCTGGTTCCACCGCCGCTGATATTTCTGGCTGCGGAAATAATGGAACAATTACGGGCGGATTTACAACAGGAATAATTCCTTTAGTATCAGGCGGATTAACTGCAACTAATATAACAAGCACACGCTATTTAACAATACCTTGTGATAATGATTATTATGGATCTACCGCAGACGGCGGATTTGCAGATGAGAACTCATCAGATAATGACTTTACTTTAGAATGCTGGATATATCCAAAATTCACTACAGCTAACTCGGCTCCAATTATGGCGGATGATAACACATCTATTGGAATATATTATGAAGCGGGCAATATAGTATTCCAACTAGAATCAGAAAGATTAGATTATAGTCTTCCTATTGTTTCTGCTGTTCATCACATTGTTGCAACATATACTCCAAGCGAGATGATTTTATATGTTGATGGAGAATTGGCTGCAAGCAAGCCCCTATCAAACTTTGCTTTTACTAATGCAGAACTTACATTAAAAATTGGACCTACGGCAAATGCGTCAGACTCATTTTTGATTGATGCCCCAGCAGTATATAGATATGCTTTGTCTCAATCAATCATATTAGAGCATTATTCTTATAATGGAGTTGTGCCTCCAGTTCAAATTGCCGATCCTGAGAACGGCACATTATTTGAAATTTTAGACGATAATGTATCTACTCAATATAAATTTTCTTACCCAGCAAACCGTCCACTAGATGTATTTTTTGATGATGATCTAGAATATAATCAAGACAAGAAGTATCTTGGAATTATTAAATCAACGGGATCAAAAACAGTTGTTGTAGAAGACGCTATTGCAATTCCTCTTGGCTTTGACATAGATTCTTCTAAAATTGAGTGGGATTCAAATGATGGTGTTTCAGTTAGGACAAAGGTTGAAGGTGGATCTTATCAAACAGCATATAACGGAAGAGCCATTCCTCAATTTAAATTAGGCGGGACATTTAGTTCTGAAAGAGTAATTTATTTAGAAATAACATTCACAACTACAGATGCAAGCAAATATATTCCTAAACTATTTAATCTATCATTATCATTTTATAATGATCAAAAAGTGTTTGCTTATACTAACTCTGATTATATTTATACTTTAGACGGCTTTGCAGGCTCTACAGATAATGAAATTGCTATGGGTAGAGATAAGCATAGGGCTATCTCTAGACACCCCCGCAATGGCCTTAGAACGGGTTCTGCGGCGGGTTTCAGAGTAAGTACACTAGAATCTACCAAGACAGTAGAACTATTCTTTACGCCCTCTACAACAGGAGCAAATACCCTATTCTATTCTCCAGCTTCAACTGGATTCACAGAGACTGAATATTCTTGGAATGGCTCAGGATCAATTGCAAAAACAAATATTTCCGCAATCTACGTAAATGGTATAAATCAGACAAGTCAGACAAATGTATCAAATGTCTTTACGGCTGGTGATCTACATCACGTAGTTTTGGTATTTACGGCATCTGCCACTGGAGACTTTAGATTTAATTATAAGTCTTCAGGTGGTCCATCTAGCCTATATCAATATATATCTTATTATCCATTGGCATTTAGCCAGTCAAATGCTTTGGCCCATTACAATATGCATATTGGAATCCCTGCCCTTTCGGTAGATGATTCGTCATTCACCCTGACAGAAAATGCTGTTGAGTATTATAATAACGACTGGATTGTTGTCCAAAGCGTATAATTTGTCACATTAGACGACAAAAAGCTGGACTTGTATCAAGAAGAATGGTAAAATAAAAACCTATGGATATTAAAAGAGTCAATCAGTCAGTTGTAGAAGATACAATTTTGGGTATTTATGTCTGGGAGATGCCAGATGGTCGCTGGATTGGCGATGATGACGGAAATTTCCTATCAGTTACTTCTAAAAAAGGTAATAGGCAAAGAATGAACCTGCTTGCTGATGCTGTTAGATCTTATGGTATTTATGAAGGACAGCCTAAGTTTTTGGCGGGTAAAAGAAAGATTGATGACGAAGAATATCAGCATCAAAAGCAAAGATTGGATTGGGGACTAGTTCCAGATCCATATGATATTGGTAGTTATAAAGATGAAATGAAAAAGGTACAGGGTAAAAGATAATGGAACATATCGACGACAATAACAATCAAGATATTGAAATTTCAAATGCGGCGGACTGGGTAAAATTTAATAGCCCAACAATTGAAAAAAGCAATGACCCATTTAAGGTAGAAGGCGAAGATATTCTAAAGATCAATGGCCTTGGTGCAACATTTCGTCGTAAACTAAGTAGAGAAATTCAAAAAAGATTTGTTGGTGCTGAAGGAACAGGAACTCAGCAGAACCTATTGGCTCAAGCAATTTCTGGCTATGCCATGTTTGACTTGGTTGAACCACAATATAATCTTGAATATCTATCTAGAGTATATGAAATTTCTCCATATAATTATGCTGCAGTTAATGCAAAGGTTTCTAACATTGTTGGACTTGGATTTGATTTTATTGAAACCCGCAAAACTTTAGAGGCTATGGACGGAATTTCTAGCGAAGCTCAACTTGAAAGAGCACGTAGAAAGTTAAATAAACTTCGTCAAGAACTACATCAATGGCTTGAAGATTGCAATGAAGAAGAAACATTTAAAGAGACATTAATTAAATTTTACACAGATGTTGAAGCAACAGGAAATGGCTACCTAGAAATTGGTAGAACTACAACTGGAAAAATAGGATATATTGGACATATCCCAGCAAAGACTATGCGTGTTCGTCGTTTGCGTGATGGCTTTGTTCAATTGCTATATGGAAAGGCTGTATTCTTCCGTAACTTTGGAGATCAAGAAACTCCTAACCCAATTGCAGGCGGAGAAGATAGACCTAATGAAATTATTCACATTAAGAAATATACGCCTCAAAACAATTATTATGGATTGCCAGATATCGTAGCAGCATCTAATGCTATGGCTGGAAATGAGTTTGCTGGAAAATATAACCTAGATTATTTTGAAAATAAGGCAGTGCCTCGTTATATTATTACAGTAAAAGGCGGAAAGCTTTCATCAGAATCAGAAAGAAAATTGCTGGAGTTTTTCCAGGTCGGACTTAGAGGAAAGAATCACAGATCTCTTTATATTCCACTCCCAGCAGATTCTCCAGATTCTAAAACAGAATTTAAGATGGAGCCAGTTGAGGCAGGAACTCAAGACTCATCATTTAATACATATCGTAAAATGAACCGTGACGAGATTCTTCTTGCCCACCGTACCCCAATTAATAAAATTGGAACTCCAGAAGGAATTAATTTGGCGGCAGCAAGAGATGCCGATAAGACATTTAAAGAGCAGGTTTGCCGTCCAGCACAAGATATTCTAGAGAAGAAAATTAATAGAATTATTGGCGAAATGACAGATGCTCTTGAAATTAAATTTAATGAATTGGCCCTTACCGATGAGGATACAATGTCTAAGATTGATGAGCGTTATTTGAGGATGAAGGTAATTACTCCAAATGAAGTTCGAATTAGAAAAGGCATGGTTCCTTTAGAGGGTGGAGACGAAGTAGTTGAATTAAAGCCAGAGCAACAGGCTGAAATTCGTACCCAGGCCTCTGGAAATAGATTAAGGGACCAAGAAAGACAAAATAATCAACCAGACATTTCTGGAGAAGCCCGTAATGAACAAGGGGCTGGAAGACAGGTTGAGTAATACTACTCAACTGATTATTTGCCTTTTTATATATAAAAAATTATAATTAAGCATATGAATATTGAGAAATCTCTATGGTCATCAGATGGCGATAGAATCAGCTTATCGGTTCCTTTTACAAAAGTAAACCGTGAAAAACGCACAGTCTCAGGTTTCGCTACGCTTGATAACCTTGATCAAACAGGAGATCTTGTAACAGCAGAAGCAAGCATGAAGGCATTTGAAAACTTCCGTGGCAACATTCGTGAAATGCATGGATCAAATGCAGTTGGCAAAATGGTTTCATTTAGACCAGAAACATTTTATGATCCAAAGAGCGGCGAGTTTTATAATGGCGTGTATGTAGATGCATACATCTCAAAGGGCGCACAAGATACATGGGAAAAAATTCTTGACGGCACACTAGCAGGATTTTCAATCGGCGGAAAAATTATTGAATCAGATCATGAAGTAAATAAGGCAACAGGTAAGACAGTTCGTTTTATTAAAGATTATGCTCTTATGGAACTTTCAGTAGTAGATTCACCAGCAAACGAGCTTTGCAACATTTTGTCTATTCAGAAAATGAATGGTCAGCTTATGTTTAAAGGTATTGCTGCAGAAACAGTAACAGAAAATATTTTTTATGATAAGGATACAGATGCTGTATTCGTATCAACAGAAGCATCTTATACATCTCCAGTAACAGGTAAAGAAGCAACCTTAATTGGATGGGTAGAGAGTAACGATGTAAACAAAGCAAAAGAGATCGATAGAATTCTTGCTTCATTCAAGAAGACAAGAGAAACGTTGCCTGATACAAACACAATTGCAAAACAGGCAAACGCAGAAGGAGGTAATGAAGTGTCAGAAAATACAGAAACAACTCCAGTAGTAGAAGAAACTGCTCCTGTGGTTGAAGAAACACCAGCCGCTGCTCCTGCAGAGGAAGCACCAGCTGTTGAAGACGCTCCTGCAGAAGAAGCAGTAGCAGACGCTTCTGCCGAAGTTCTGGAAAAAGCAGCCGACGTATCAGAAGTTGAGGTTGATGAACCTGATTTTGCAAAGATGCTAGGTGATCTTAAGGGATTTTTCTCTGAGACACTAAACAAGGCTTCTGAGGCAAACGCAGCTCAAGTGTCAGCAATTAAAGACACAGTTGAGACATTCAGCAAGAGCGTAGATACTCGTATTTCAGAATTGGCAGAACAACATGCAGCACTTTCAAAGGCTGTAGAAAACATCAAGAACACGATTGAGGGCGTAGAAAAGCGTGTTGACGCAGTTGAATCAGAAACTGCAATTAAGAAGTCCTCTGACCTTGGCGGGTCACAGGAAGTAATAACCAAATCCAAATCAAAATGGAACGGTTCTTTCCTCGGTTCCGTAAACGAAATTTTCAACTGAAAAGGTAGGTGAAATAAATAATGAGCAATGAAACATTAGAAAAAACAGTTGCAGCAAATACTACAGTTTCTACAGCTATGACAGGGTCAGCTTCAGCTACCACTGGCGTACACGTAGGATCTGAGGGAAATGGCGGTCTACTCAATCCTGAGCAGTCCTCTCGCTTCCTTGATTATATGTTTGATGCAACCGTCATTGGTAAAGTGGCTCGTACTGTTCGCATGCGAGCAGACACCACTGAAATTGACCGTATTGGCGTAGGAAGTAAGCTTATGAAGCTTGCAACTGAAGCTGACGACACCGCTTCAAATAGCGCTGTCACATTCTCTAAGATCTCTCTTTCAACAAAGAAGCTACGCTTAGACTGGGAGCTTTCAACAGAGTCTCTTGAAGACAATATTGAGGGTGCAGATCTAGAAGATCACATCGCACGTATGATGGCAACACAGGCAGGTAATGACATTGAAGATGTTATCCTAAATGGAAATACTGCACTAACATCAGATGCACTTTATAAGGCATTTGACGGTGTAGTAAAGAAGTCTAAGGCTAACGGTCACGTTGTTGACGCAGGTGGTGCAGCAGTATCACGTGCAGTATTCAATTCAGCACTTAAGGCTATGCCACGTAAGTACAAGCAGCGCAGAGCAGATCTTCGCTTCTTGGCTGGTTCCAATTTGATTCAGGACTTCCTGTACGCAAACAGCATTGGAACAAACAACACTATTCCACAGGATATCGCTTCAAGCGTTATTCGTGGACAAGAAGTTCAGCCACTCGGCGGTCCAGCAGGATACGTCGCTCCATTCGCATTCGGTATTCCGATTGTTGAAGTTCCTCTTCTAAATGAGGCACAAGATGGCGACTATTCAGGCGAAACAGGTAATCACGGAGATATCCACTTGACATTCCCAAATAACGTAGTTATTGGTATCAAGCGTGATGTAACCGTTTACCGCTTCTTCTGGCCACGCAAGGACTCTATCGAATATACAATGTATACTCGTGTAGGTGTCGAAATTGAGCAGGCAGACGCTTGGGTCGTAGTTAAGAACGTTAAGGTCGCTTCCTAATTTATAGGATTTAGATCCGCAAGAAATGCCCCCTAAATTAATTTTTGGGGGGCTTTTCATTTAAATTTACTAATGCTATAATTGTTTTAAGTAGAAATAGGAGATTAATATGTCATTTGAGACATTAAAAGTATCTGAACTAAAAAAGATTGCAGAAGACTTTGCAGTTGAAGTAGAAGGTCTAAAAAATAAATCAGACATCATTGCAGCCCTCGCAGAAGAAGGCGTAACATGGTCAATCTATCAAAAAACCCTTAGCGACATTGAAGAGGCGGAAGAAGATTCAGACGAGATTCTACCTAGATTTGATCATAAGAAAGAACAAGCAAAAGACACTGTATTGGTTCGTATGACTAGAGCTAATTTTAGGTATGATATTATGGGATTTACCTTTACTAAAGATCATCCATTTGTTGCGATGACTTCAGATAAGGCCCAAGCAATTTTTGACAAGGAGGAAGGCTTTAGATTAGCTACCCCAGCAGAGGTACAGGAATACTACAACTAATCTAGCCTATACAAAATGGAATTATCAATAGGCTCCACATATCCAGTAAAACATAAAGTTTATTGGAGAGGAGAACCTACGGATACAGATGCTCTTCCAGTTGTAACTGTTTATGATGTTACGGAAGATCCTACTGCCAACCCTCCAATTAATCCAAATACAGTTTTGTATACACTCACGGCTGAAAAGTCGGAAGTAGATATTGGTGTATACCAAATATCGCTTCCTGTTAATGCAACATATAAATCTAGAGATTTAAAGCTTAGATGGTCTTATCAAATTAGCGGAAATGCTCAGGTAAGAGAGCATAAAGTATTTGTTATACAGCCATATGTAGATATTGAACAATCTATCGATTCGCTTGGTTTTGGAGAAGATCCTTCAGATCCAGAATATAAAACATATTCTCAGCTTAGATCAGCAGAAAGATATGCTCGTAAAAACATAGAAAATTATACTGGACAGAAGTTTTATTTATATAATGAAACATTTGCAATGTATGGCTCTGATTCAGATACACTTCTTCTTCCAGAAAAACTTTATGATTTACACAAGCTATATGTAAATGATATTCTTTTAATAGATAACTTAACTGATCCAGACACTGATAACTGGAATTATGATGTAGAAATTATTGAGAGCGGATTTGGGATAAGAATTAATCGTGCCAGCCTTTTAGATAATACAGTATATACTGCCAATGGCATGGTTCCTCCAACAATTCATGATGGAGATGGAGTATTTAAATCTGGCAACAGATATACAGTTGTAGGCTCATTTGGCTACCCAAATGTTCCTGATAATGTGGAACTTGCAGCTATTGAATTAATGAGAGACTTTTTCGCTAAGGATAATACATGGCGAAATAAATATATAGGAGAACTATCTACATTCGACTGGGACTTCAAGTATACAAGTGGTGCTCACAGCGGAACAGGAAACCTTTACGCCGACAAACTTCTTGAAGACTTTGTTCTTTCCAAGATAGTTATAATCTAATGTCATCAGGGCTAGTAGACTCAATTCTATCAATGAAGCTTGACGTATATCGTCAATCTGAAATTCAAGATCCAGATACTGGAGCCATTAAAAGAGAGTGGAATTTCCATAGAACAATCGCTTGCCACGCTAAAGGCGTTATTAGTAACTCTGCAACAACCCGCTCAAGCGATAGACAAGTATTTGATAATAAGTATAAAAATGAACAGACAGTACAGCTTAGAACATCTGAAAAATTAATTACCAGAGAAAAGGTTACTAATATTAGAAACCAAGACGGGGTAGTTGTTTGGACTGAAATTAATTTCCCATCAGATACGCCAACAGTTTTTGAGGTCGTTGGAACAACTCCAATTACAGACCCATTCGGTTCTTTGATTGGATATAATACTACAGTCATAAGATCGGAGAACCAGCAAATTGGACAATAGCACAGCATTAGTTCAGGCTGCCGTCGGTCTTGAAAGATTAATGGGTGGCACAAAGAACGCTACCCTAACAGATAGCACAGTAGCTCAAGTATCTGCTTATGTATATTACAATGCTCAAGTTCTTGCTAAATTAACTAAGAATAAAGCATTTCAAAGTAAATTTACAAAAACAATTTTTGATCAAATTCAAAAAGATTTTGGATTATATATAGATGCTCAGGCTAGAGTAAAGCCTAAATCTCTTCACCATGTTTATGAATGGAAGCGTGTCGGACAACCAAATGCTCGCCTATTTAAGCTAAAGGTTATTTCAGAGCAAGGTATTTCATTCAGAATATCCTATGAGTTTTTAGATTCCAAGACCCTTGTCCCAACAAGTAAGGGTGTTCACAGACACGTATTTAAGAATAAAGCTATGATTATGGAAAATGGAATTCCAGTAGTAATTCGTCCACGATTCTCAGAAAGATTAGTATTTGAAGTTCCAGGCGGAACAATTTTTATGCCTAAGCAAAAGTCTGTTACAGTAAATAGGCCAGGAGGAAAAGCAGCAACTAATCAATTTAGATTGGCTTATGCAAGATTCTTTACTGGCAATCTAGTAAACAATTCAATCAAAAATTCTGGATTTCAAAAGCTATTCGGTGCATCAATGGCTAAAGCACTATCTATACCTTCAAATATTAAACGTGTTCAGTATAAATTTACTCCAAACACAATTAGCCTACAGGCAGACTCTGCCCTACACAATGCCTTTGGAGGAGTACTATGACAGTAAATTTTAAATTAGATGCAATGACAGAACTTCGTAAATTTATATGGACAAAATTAGTAGAATATAAAATATTTGACGAAGACGATTATTGGTCAGATAATTTAAATGAAAATATTATCCCAATTGTTCCAGTTCAGCAAACTGCTGAAATGAATCAATTTTTGAGCGGGAAGAAGCATATAGTCTATGATAAGGTAGGAATGGCCTATGACGATATTTGGCTTATTTGTACAGAGCAGGTCCTATTTACGACATATTCAACCGACTTCTCAGAAATTAATGAAGTAAGAAATTTTATGATTGATCAATTTAGACGCATGGATGATTCAGCCAAAGATGTAAATTATTGGTCTGGAATATCTAATAAGTTTAAGTTTCATTCAATTTATATTGCAGATATATCCCCTACATCTCCTTCAGAGGAGCTTCAGGGATTTTTCTCTGCGGACGTAATCCTTGAGGTCAAATATTCACGGATGACGGATACATTAGGCAGATACTCGTAACATTTGCCTTTTGACCCCTTATGGCCTAAAATTGGATTACATGAGGAAAGAGCCTAGCCAGCTAAAAATTTATAGAATTCACAGGAGGTGGAAATAAATATGCCACAGTCAACAGGTAATGCTAAAAACATTCTCGTTGGTGCGTCGCCATTGTTCATTTCGAACATCGACTCTACTGTTTCTGGATATGAGAGCACATACGCTAACTCAGAGCCAGGACTAAATGGTGGTCCAGCATTTGCAACAGGTACATCTTACACAGATACACTTAATGCAGTAACATCTGGAACATTCTACTATCGTAACGTAGGTTTTACAAATAATGGTCTTCAGATCACTTATAACCCAACATACGATTCAGTAACAGTAGACCAGTTGCTTGATACAGCTAAGCTGTTCAAGTCTGCGATGGAAGTTATGATCATGACAGAAATGTCTGAAGGTACACTAGAAAACGTTCTAGTTGTATTCGGTCAGGCAGACGACCCATCTAATAACACATCACTTAGCCAAGATAACACAATTATCAACGAAGGTACAGCAGGAGCAACATCATCAAAGTCAACTTTGGGTATTGCTGCAGGTGCTCTTGGTATTGCACCAACTGAGCGTCAGCTAGTCGCTGTAGGTCAAGCACCTACAGTACAGCGTGGATCTATTGTAACAAAGACAGAGCGTGTATACTATGCACGTCGTGTTCTTTCCGTACAACAGTCACAATTCTCGCTTGCTCGTACAACCCCAACCACATTTCCAGTAACCTTCCGTCTTCTTCCAGATGGTAACTATGCTGGATCTGAATATGGTAAGATTATTGACCGTGTATTGACAGCTTAATAATAATTTAAATATTATTGCTCAAAGCCCCCGATTTTTCGGGGGTTTTGTGGTTGTATTAGTATTATGTATTTGTTATAATAATTAAGACTATCCAAGGAGGATAAATTGGCTACTACAGTATATGACGTGGAAGAGATCACGTTGCAAAACGGGGACACAGTAAAATTAAAGCCCCTAACAATCAAAGAACTACGTAAGTTCATGACAGCAGTACAAAAGACTGCAGACGTAAAAACAGAAGACGAAACATTAACAATCCTTATTGATGCATGTGCAGTCGCATTGGAAAAGCAACTCCCAGATCTTGTTAAAGATAGAGATGCATTAGAAGATGCACTAGACGTTCCTACAATTAATCGCATTCTAGAGGTATGTGGTGGAATCAAACTTGACGACCCAAACCTACTAGCGGCGGCGGTTCTGGCTGGTCAGAACTAGACCTTGCCGCTTTAGAAGGAGAGTTGTTTCTTCTAGGTCACTGGAAAAGTTACGAAGAATTAGAAGAAAACCTCTCAATGCCAGAATTAATAAATACATTTGAGGCGATGCGAAAGAAAGACTACGAGAACAAAAAGTTTCAAGCTAGTCTGAAAGGTATCAACTTAGATGAAGAAAATAATAAAGAAGGAGGTCCTACGTTCGAAGACATTAAGCTAAGAGCAGCAGGAATTAATGCAGATCGAAGCGATGTCTTGTCACTACAAGGAAGTTTTGCAGCAGAAGCTGGATTCGGAATTGGAGCGGGCTTAGGATATTCTAGGAGCAACTAACTAAATGGCAGAAGAGACAATCAGTACACGCATTGTTGCCAATGCGGATTTCTCAGCCCTTATTGCAGATGTGCATAAGGTCACAGCCAGCCTATCTAAATTACAGGAGCAATTAGCCAACTCTAATAAGATGTTGGCAAATCAAATTTCTGTAATGAATAGGTCTTTCTCAGATACACTGAGAAGTACTGGTCAGTTCTCAACACACTTTGTAAGCCTACAATCAGATGTAGAAAAGTTTGGTAAGAATCTAGATGGCGGAAAATTAAAGTTAAATCAATACTTTAATACATTTAGAGATCATGCTAAAACATCTGGCGGATTAATCAGAGAGCTTGCTAAACAGCAGGTAGCTCTACAAAATGCCATACTTCAACCACTAGGTCGTAACTCTCAGGGATTAATGCAGTTTAACGTGCATGTCCCAAGAGGCTTGGATAATGTTAAAAATAAGACTGCAATTGCAAGACAAGAATTGCAAATTTATAATAAGGTTATTCAAGACGGAGCAGTTCAACTTATTAACTGGGGTAAAAATACTCAATGGGCAGGCCGTCAGCTAACAGTAGGTTTAACTATTCCATTAGCCGCATTTGGAAAAGCAGCAGCAGATGCATTCAGGATGGCGGATCAAGAATTAACACGTCTAACAAAGGTTTATGGTGATGTTGCAGGAACTTCTGCAACTGAATTATCAAGAGTTAGAAAAGAAGTTGAGTTGACAGCAAAGGAACTGTCATCTGCAATGGGTGTAAATTTTAGAGAAACTATCGGTCTTGCTGCTGATATTGCAGCTACTGGAAAAACTGGAAATGAACTATTAGGCTCAATTTCAGAAACAACACGTCTTGCAGTACTTGGTGAAGTAGATAGGCAAGAAGCCATGAAGGCAACTCTTGCAATTCAGTCAGCATTTAAATCTAATACAGATGAATTATCTAAATCTATTAACTTCCTAAACGCAGTTGAAAACCAAACATCAACAACTCTAAATGACTTAGTAGAAGCAATTCCAAAAGCTGGTCCAGTAATTAAGGGACTTGGCGGTAGCGTACAAGATCTTGCACTTTATCTAACAGCTATGCGTGAAGGCGGAGTTTCTGCATCAGAAGGCGCTAACGCATTAAAGTCTGCACTTGCGTCTTTGATTAACCCAACGGATGTTGCAGTTGCTAAATTCCAAGGATTTGGAATTGACTTATTGGGTATTGTTCAAAAAAATGCTGGCAATGTTACAGGCACACTATTTGAATTGCAGGCAGCATTAGATAGATTAGATCCACTACAAAAGCAACAGGCTATTGAGCAGTTGTTTGGTAAGTTCCAGTTCTCTCGTCTAAATGCTTTGTTTGAAAACTTAGGTCGTCAAGGAAGTCAGACTCTTCAGGTTATGGACCTTATGAAGAGAAGCAGCTCAGAACTTGCTGCAGTTGCTGACCGAGAGTTGGCGGCAGTAACAGAGTCTGCTTCAGGAAGATACCGTAGAGCAATAGAAGGGCTAAGAGCCGAACTCGCTGGAATTGGAGAGCAATTCCTTTCAATTAATACAACACTTATTAACGTAGTTCAAAATATCGTAGAATTTATTAATAAACTTCCTGGCCCAGTAAAACAAGCACTCACATTCTTGGGCGGATTGACCGCAGTAGCTGGTCCTCTGATCATGCTTACTGGTGTACTTGCTAACTTCTTTGGCTATATTCTAAAGGGTGTTGGCCATATGAAGGCATTCTTTAGAGGCGGAGAAGGCTGGAAATATCTTACACCAGAAATGTTGGCGGCAGAAAAAGCTGGTAAATTAGTAGAGCAAACATTTTATAGCGACGCTAAAGCTGCTTCTGTTTTGCAGATGGCACTTAAAAATCTTATTGATGAATTTGCAATTCTGGAAGGAAAGTCTCGTCAGGCTGTAGTTCCAGTTGGACCAGCAATTTCAACAATTGGCGGGAACGTAGTAGCTGGATCAGCACAAAGAGTAGTAGATCCAAATAATCCATTTGCAGGTGCACCATATACTCGTGCATCTACTCATATGGTTCCAAGATCTGGAATGACTGATGAACAAAGAATGCAGCAGACAATATTTGGTCTTGTTCCAGGAGCAATTCCTGTAAATAGAAAAATTGGTGATAACCCACAAATTTACATGAACGAGCCTTTGCCAAATATTCCAGGCCTAACATCTATTAACAATGTATCTACAGGTGTAGTTTCTGGTGAAGCAGCAAAATGGCATGCCATGATGGCCACACTTGGAATGCAGTCAAAGCAGGAAATTCAAGATTTGCGTCAACAGATTATTGCTACTGGTACAGTAAGCAAAGATTTCATGAACACATTTGACGATATCTTGCCAGCAGTTAAAGCAATTACAGATAATGCTGCATCTCAATCTGCTGCAATTGTTGCAGAATTACGTGCAGGTAAAATAAACCTTGAACAGGCTAAACAGCAAATTATTGCATTAAACTTAGAAACTGAAAGAATTATTGGAACTACAGTAAGTGCTCAAGCAGCAGCAATGGGCAAGACAATTAATCTTACACAGGTTCCTACATTAGATCAGCCAGTAGTAGACCCTACTGGAAAATCTAATATGCGTGAATTATTTAAGAAGAGCAAGACCAGAGACTTTGTAGATAAAATTGCACGAGCACTTGGAGTAAGAACTTCTGGTGCAGGATATAATATTGAGACAACAAAGCCTAAAAAGTTTAACAGTGGTAATTTAGTTCCTGGAAGTGGAAATACTGATACTGTTCCAGCAATGCTTACTCCAGGCGAGTTTGTTATTAATAAAGAAGCTACTGCTAGAAATCTACCACTTCTTATGGAAATTAACTCAAGTACTAGAGGAGGCGTTGCATCTAGTTCAAGGGGTAACTATGGAGTTAGACCAAACTTAGGTCAAGTTTTAGGCGGAATATTTAGAAGGCCAGAAAATAGGAGAACCCTAACTGTTCGTGGCAATCCTTTGCCTAGACATTATTGGTCTACAAGAACTGGTGCAGATGTCAATGCTAGACGTAACGACTTAATTGAAAGCCACGATGCTGGATGGAAAATTAAACATCCAGACGGTAGATTCTTTTCAAGAGAAGAGTTACAAGGGCTAAGTAAAGATGAAGTCAACATGCTGTGGAAAGATGTTGATAGAAGTCATATGGGTACAGCAACTCATAGAGATGCAGATGGATTTTATTTCCTTCCAGCCCTATTTGGACCACAGCAGAGATACGGTGCTGGCGGAAATCTATCTTTAAGGACTGGTGGTAATCCACAAGAAATTCTAAGAGCTTTAAATTCTGGAACAATGCATCCTTTCTCAACAATGAGATCTTCAGCACGTCTTTTAGGATATCCATCTAAAGATATTGATAGAGTATTTGGAGAAGCATGGAAAGACATGTCTATGCAACTCCGAACAAGAAGTAAGCCATTCGGTAAAACAAGTGATACCTATGAAGAATTTGCTATGGGTATTTTGCAGAAACATCTTAAGAAATTAAAGATTCCTAAAACAAATACAAGCTTCTTTGATGAAATGATGAAGATTGGAACAGTCCGTGGCGGCGGCGGAGCTGGATCTGTTTCTTCTGCAGTTATGGCTGGAGATGAAACAATTTCATTTAGAAATAATGGCGGAATGATTTATATGAATTCTGGCGGAATGGTTCCAGGAGTTCAATACCTTGAAGATGGCGGTGGAGTACAGGGATTTAGATCAGGATTCCAGTCACAAGCTGGAACCCCAGGCAATCGCAGATTCTTTGGTTCTGGTTTATTTAAATCAGATAATACTGGCATGCGTGGCATGGCTATGGGTATGGGTATGGGATTTGCAGGACAAGCAATCGGAGGAGATATTGGAAATGCTATTCAAATGGCTTCTATTATACCTATGCTTGCTCCTAATATGCTCTCTAAGACCTTCAATGGGCTAAAGGGTGTAGCAACTGCCCTAACTACCACAGGAAAGGCCGCCAGCTTGGCTGGAAAGGCCCTAGGATTGGCCTTTAGAGCCCTACCATTCGGAGCTGCAATTGGAGGAATTCTAGCTGTTGGTGCAGCAATTAAATATTTAAGGGCGGAGGCTGAAAAGCGTCGTAAGGAAGAAGTAGCTGGAGTTGGTATTACTAAGCAAATGTCTGAAGAGGCAAAGCTTAAGAATATTAATTTATCAGATTCTATTAAGTCAGTAACAGAACAATTAAAGCTACAAAGAGCTGCTGGCCTTGCCGCCTATGAAGCATATACACAGTCAGGTATTCCACAATTAACTCTTACAATTAAAGAACTAAAGGCTGCTCAAAAAGAAGCTAAAGAAACAATGAAAGAATCTGTAAATTTATTTAATAATGCAGATCCTTCAGATGTTATTGAATTAGCACAAAATTTAAAAACAGAATACATTGCTGGTGGAATGAGTGTTCAAGAAGCAACAAATAAAATTTATGCATTAATTTCTGTTTCAAATAAAGCTAAATTTGCAGTTTCTGCAGTTGCTAACGAAGGATTTGTGGCAATTACTGATGCGTCAACAGCTGCAGATTTAAAGATTAGAAAACTTGCAGAAGGTTTAACTACAGTTGATGCTGAAGGCTTAGCATCTGGAATTGATTCAATGGTTGTATTGCTTGATATGTCCATGAATAAATTAAAGGGTACAAAAGATGAGTTTGGAAATGTTATTGATGCTGGAGCAGCTCTAGAATCACAATTTGACAAGATATCTAATGCAGGCGGAACAAGTCCAATTGGCGAAATGGCTATGCAAAATCTTCTTAAGATTAGGCCAGAACTAGAAGGTGTAATTAATAGCGCAGACACACTTGAGAGTATTTATGCAAAATGGAGAATTCAATTATCTGGTGCTGTAGTAAATCTTAAAAATCTAACTGCAGAACAAGCCAAATCTTTGGCATTAGTTCAGGCTGCTGGACAACAGGCAATGGATCAGGCAAAAGAATCTGGCAAGGGCGGAATTCTTGGAGCATCTCAAAAAGTATTAGATGGCCTTAATAAGAGTGTTAAAAGAAATTCTGCAGATAGCCGAGCAGCATTTGAACAAGCTCAAAAGAATTATGAAAAAGAATTAGAGTTAATTGAAAAGAAGATTAAAAAGATTAACGAAGAGGCTGAAGCAAGAAAGAAAGCCCTTGAAGATCAGCAAAGGTCAGAAGATACAAAGCTTGAAATTCAAAAAGCACAGCTTGATTATCAAAATAAAATTGCTGCTGGTGATATGGCTGGCGCTGCAGCGGCTCAATTAAGAATTAAACAATTAGTTAATGAGCGTGAGAATCAAAAAGCTATTGACTCAATTGAAGAAAATCGTGCTAAGCGTGTAAAGGCTGAAGAAGCAAAAGCAGAAAAAATTAGATCAATGGCCAAAAAGAAAGAAGAGGCTCAGGCATCGGTTGTTTCAAATGCTTCACGTGCAGCAGAACAACGTGGAATTATTCAAGACTTGCAGTCCAAGTACGAGGGTCTTATTTCTAGACAGAACAGCCTTGAATTTATTAAAGATAAAGACGCTAGAGAAATTGAAAGAAAATCAATTAGTGGTGGAATTAATGAATTATCTAGAAGAATTGCTTCTGAAGGTGCTGGAAATACACAATTTTCAAAGATACTTGCTGAGGCATTCCCAGGTCTTGTTGCAATAAATGAAAAGAGTAAAAAGCTTGAGTCTAGAGATCAAGGTACTGTAACCCAAGCCGCACCAGATATATTAGGTGGCAAAGTAATTCCTGCTCCAAAGATAACATTACCTAGTGGTGCTGAAACAGCCTTTGCGTCAGATGCAGCTAAAATTAAATCTGCAGCAGAAGCAGCATATGACAAATTGGGTGATGGTAAAACTTTAAGAGATGTTGTAGATGCAATTCTAAATGGGCCTAATGCTAAACAGGCAGCGGCAGGAATTAGATTTACAAAAGATAATCCTTATAAATTAACTGGTAGGTATGAAACTAATAAAGATGGAACCCTTAAGGATCAAGAAAGATTTGATCTTAATAAAGAAATGGGATTTGTTAAGGGTGATTATTATACTTATAATGGTAGAACTTATCGTGTTGTTGGAGGCAAAACAATTCAGTCTGCTGCATATGTTCAACCAGTGGGACGTGCAACATTTGGTAGAATTGTTCCACGACGCCCATATATTGTAGGAGAGCGTGGTCCAGAAATGCGTTACTTTGACGACGGTCCAGGATATATTGGTCCAAGATATAATGTACCAGGAAAAACAAAGTCGGACTATTATTATTCTCCTAATCAACAACCAGCTAATATACAAAATAGCCCTACATTTGTTTTTAACTTTGAAGAAGCTCCAAAGAATGCTAGAGAGCTATATAATGAATTTCAAAAGATTGTTAAGGTAGAAATGTCAAAGACTGGAAATACAGTAGTATACGGAGGCAAAAAATAATGTCAATACTTTTACCTGTAGGCTCCCTACTATATTTTGATACTGGAACCGATCCAGTTAATCCAACATGGTCTAAAATAACAGAACACAACAGACAGCCACTAAGCATTACTAAGAATAGAATTCAAAAGGTGCAAAGAATGGCAAATGGCACTCTTCGTAAATTCTTTGTAGCAGAAAAAAGAGAGTTTAGCGTATCATGGACTATGCTACCTACATTTTCAAATATGACAGTTGATGGAGGCTATGCAAAAGATGAAATTGAAAGCTTCTATGAAACTAGTAAAGGACAAGGCACATTTAAAATTAAAATAGTTTACGGTAAAGAGCAGACATCTCCTTATGCTGAGAGATCAGAAATTGTTACCGTATCCCTATCATCCTGCAGTTTTGAGCTTCTTAAAAGAAACGTAAAGGCTAGAGGATCTGATCCAGCACAGGAATTCTGGAATGCATCTCTTTCTATGGAAGAGGTCTAATGATAACGGCAAGCAACGAATTAAAAAACGTATTCTATAACAATCTATCAATTAAGACAGATGTTGGATGCACTATAGAGTACAACATGAACTCTTTGTTGGACAACTTAAGAGTAACATACGACTCTTCGCTTGAGACCTACTATCCTAAAATTGATGGAAAGATTAATATTTATAAAAAACTATTTCCAATTGATTCCATTATTCGTCCATGGCGTTCATTATATGGTGGTAATAAATATTTAATTTGGACTACTGGAATGACAGAAACTACAAAAGATTCGTTCTTTAGCCCACGCAGAATCAGTTATCCGAGAACGGCGGCAGATCAAAATGATGGATATGAATCCCCTAAACAGAGTATATATCCAAGACTTTATTATCCTGGAGTCAATGCTACATATAAATATTGGGTATCTCCAATATCAGAAGATGCTAAATTAACTGTTACATATTCTATTCTTACTGCAACAGTATCAGAAGCATCAAGCTCAGGTACTCTTGTCACATATAAAACATCTCAGCCACATGGATTTACATCTGGACAAACTGTAACAATTACTGGTCTTACAACTGGTACATTTAATATATCAGGAACTATTTATTCAATTGAAAGCTCAACATCATTTACTATACAAAGTAGCGCTACTGGCACATGGGCAACGGGACAATCTGGAACAGCAACATTAAGTGCTGCTACTAAACCAGCCGTGTCAAATAAAATTATTGCTAGATTTGAAAAGACTCACGTTCTCCCATCTTCTTGCAGCTTTACAATTACATATTCAGACAATACAACTGCTTCTATTACTGGACAAACAGTGCCATCTTCTGGAGAAATTGTATTACATTGGAATGGAACTACATGGTCACAAACTGCACCATCTACAATTCAGTCTCCTAAATTAATTAAATCAATATATTTAGATGCTATAAATCCTTCTTCTGGAAAAGCTATAGGAGTTATTGAAGTATCTGCAAGATGGATTAAAGACATATCTTCAGATGTAATTTCATTTGATATTCAAAAAGAAGCATCTTCAAGTTCAGAAGATTTGTTGCCCGTAGGAACAATTACTGCAAATAATATGGAGGTTGAACTTGTTAAATACGATCAGTCTAGCCTTCAATATGTTGCATATAATAGAGCGTCCACATCTTGGGATACAACAAAAACCTACCTTGTAAAAAATGCAGAGCTAAAACCATATATTAGAGTCTACCATGACAACGGTGCATTGGGAACGGCTCCCAATAAGCATGACGATGTTCAACAGGGAACCTTTTATATAGATAGCTTTGAAACACAAGAATATGGCGAGACATCTATAAATGCCCTTGACACATCAAAATATCTTATGGAAACAATTGCCCCATATATTTTGTGTGAAGGATATCCAGCAACTGGAATTATTAGATATCTTTTAGATTCAGTTGGATTTACTAATTATGAAATTCGTGTAGCTATTGATGATACTTCTATCCCGCAAATTAATTTTTGGTGGACAGATGGAACAAAGACTATATGGGAGTGTTTGCAAGAAATATGCAGAGATATACAGATGAATGCATTTGTAGATGAAAATAATATTCTTCAGTTTTATAGCAGAGACTACTTGTACAAGCAGGTAAATGTTGCTTGGGAATTTTATGAGTCTGCAGAGGGATCAAAGCAGCCTAACATTATGTCATTTTCTAAACGAGAAATTCCTGGGGCAAATTATGTTAAAGTCTTATGGCAGAGTCAATTAACATCAGACTATCTAGGAAACTCAACAGATCTTTGGGTAGATGAGGTTGCATATCTTAGCGCTGGCGGATTAAGAAAAACAATAGAGGCTAATACATCACCAGAGAATACAGAGCTTTCTATCGATATTGAAACTTTAGATAAATATAGTCCTTCGGCGGTGTTGTATAATTATCAAGGATATGTTTTAATTGATTCAGAGATTATTGAGTATGATGCGATTCAGTATCAATATACTCCTCATAACTCTAACACTGCTGTTCCAGTATGGATTGAATCTGCATCTGATGTAAACAAATATCAATTTTTATCCAAGCCAGGGTATGCCGATATTAATAAACCAAATGAGACAGCGTACTTTAGACCAACAGGAAGATATAGAGTAAAAACTAGAGGAGCTTTTGGAACAACTCCAGCAAGACATACTGCATCTGCTCTTGAGTCGTTGTCAACATGGAATCAAAAGGAGGTATTCTGGCAATGAGACCTTATTTCTATGCTAATGGCGGAAGCACCTCTTATGGAGTAGATATTTCTCAGCCACCTACTTTAGAGGCACAAAGCACAACGTCTATGAAGTTTTCAATTAACAAGGCTGGCATGTCTGCCGAACCAACTTCATATGTTTATAATTTAACAGAAGTAGATGAATACAATGTTGTAGTGTCTGGAGGTCAAGTCCTTAATGGAACTCCTACTACTGAGCCATTTACTGTAACTGGACTAAAGGCTGGCACAGCATATCGTGCAACAATGAATGCAAAAATAAACTCTAATTCAGGAAATAGCATTGTGTTTTATTTTGTTATGCCTAAAGACTCTAATTTTGTTTCTGCTGGATCAAATGCTTTAGATCCAAGTAAACCTACAGCTTCTAAATCATTTTTGAGAATTAATAATAGTAGTAAAAATGCTAAGTCATATAAGGTGGCATGGAAAACATTTGATGGATTGAGCTTGGGATCTTATAATATTAGTACAATTACAGTTGGCGGAGTAGAAATTCCAGTAAGAACATATACATCTAACACCTACTATTCATTTGGAACAACCATGTATCTTGATGCAATTATTGAAAAGACTAGACAGTCTGCAGGATTTGGATTTTTCTTAGATAATCTAGGAACAAGCGGATACTATATTTCTATTGATACAACAGAAACTGCCGCATCAGAAAATAAAAAAGAAGTTAGAATTTTAAAGGTAAGCGGCTCAGATGCTAGAGTACTTAAAGATACTCAAAAAAATACAGTGACATCTTTAAATGGAGTTTATGGCGGCAGGTCATATAAGATTGATGTGAAGGTACAAGTAAAACAAAACTCTGTAGCAATTACTGCTTATATTAATGGATTTAAAATATCTGTTGTAGATTCAAATGGAAC